AAGCCCTCAGTACCTATGGACTGCTGGGAAAGCACCCGACCACCGGCGGCGTTATTGCCTCCCCGTTTGTGCAGATGAGCCAGACATTTCAGAAACAGGCAAATTTGCTCTGGTATGAGATTTTCGATATTGTAAAGCAGAACTGTACGACCAAATTTGACGGTACGCCACAGGATGATTTGATGGAACAGCTTCTGAGCAGCAGAAAGTGAGGTAGCATGAAAGCAGATACTCAGTTCTGGCGAGATCTGAAAGCCAATCGCCAGAAGATGACAAAACAGCAATATCGCACAATCAAAGGACAGGCTGTCAAAGGCAATATGGATGCCGCCCGAAGCGGTATGCTCAGAATTCAGCAGAGGAGGAATTACAGATGACCACGACAACAGAATTTCAGCTTGTTGACATCAACAAGTTAGTGCCTTATGCCAATAACGCCAGAACACACAATAAGGAACAGATCCTGAAACTTCGCTCTTCTCTGCGTGAGTTTGGGTTTGTCAATCCGGTCATTATCGACCGGGAATACAATGTGCTGGCTGGACATGGACGCATTATGGCGGCAAAGGAAGAAGGTATTGAAGAAGTACCCTGTGTGTATGCCGACCATCTGACCGAAGCACAGAAGAAAGCGTACATTCTTGCTGACAACCGGATGGCGTTAGATGCTGGCTGGGACGATGAACTGCTTGCTGTTGAGATGGAAGAGTTGCAGAATCTCGGATTTGACCTTGGTTTGACTGGTTTCGATGAATCTGAAATTGCTGACCTTTTCGACATTAACAGTGATGAAGCAAAACAGGATGATTTTGATGTAGACGCAGAACTGGAAAAGCCCTGCAAATCCAAAACAGGTGACATCTGGCATCTTGGAAAGCACACCGTTATCTGCGGTGATTCCACTTTGCCGGAAACCTATACAGCACTTCTTGGAGACACAAAAGTAAATCTTGTTTGCACAGATCCGCCGTATCTTGTCAATCTGGAAAGCACGTCAGGCAAAATCAAAAATGATGACCTTGATGATGAAAAAGGATATGCGTTTCTGAAATCTGCATTTGAGAGATTCAAAGATGCCATGGCGAAGGATGCAAGCATTTATGTGTTTTATGCCACCTCCAAGGCACGTGTATTTCATGATGCATATGAAGATGCAGGCTTCAAGGTCGGTGCAGGACTTGTCTGGAAGAAAGACCGTCTTGTTCTCACCCGAACCGACTGGAAGTATATCCATGAACCGATTATCTGGGGCTGGAGAAAAGACGGAAAGCATATCTGGTATGGTGACCAGAAACAGAAAACGGTATTTGAGTTTGACCGCATCAAAAACAGCAAAGAGGACGGCTGCGGACATCCGTCCAGTAAGCCGGTGCCGCTGATCGCCTATCTGATTTCCCAGTGTACGCAGACAAACGGCATGGTGCTGGATGGATTTCTGGGAAGTGCTTCTACATTGATTGCCTGTGAGCAGCTAAATCGTGTGTGCTTCGGTGTGGAACTGGAACCGAAGTTTGTAGATGTGGCAGTAGAACGTTACATCAAACTGCATGACGGAAATTCCGATGATGTGTATTTGATTCGGGATGGGAAGCGAATGGAATATTCGGAAGTAGAGGTGTCAGATGCATAACCTCACCCTTGGCAGCCTCTTTGACGGCAGTGGCGGTTTTCCGCTTGCCGGACTGCTGGCAGGCATTGTGCCTGTCTGGTCTTCTGAAATCGAACCGTTTGCCATTCGTGTGACAGAAAAACGACTGCCGCAGGTGCAACACTTCGGCAATATCAGCGGACTGCATGGTGCAAAGCTGCCGCCTGTGGACATCATCACCTTTGGCAGTCCATGCCAGGATATGAGCATCGCCGGAAATCGAACCGGTCTGAACGGCAGCCGTTCTTCTCTGTTTCACGAAGCAATCCGTATCATCCAAGAAATGAGGTGTGCAAGCAATGGCAAATACCCAAGATACATCGTCTGGGAAAACGTCCCCGGAGCATTTTCATCTAACGGCGGAGAAGATTTCCGCTGTGTCCTCGAAGCCATCTGTTCGGTCAAAGACAGCAGCATTTCAATTCCTCGACCTGCGGGAAAATGGACAAAAGCCGGAGAGATTCTGGCAGAATCCTATTCCCTCGCATGGCGAGTTCTTGATGCACAATACTGGGGAGTGCCCCAGCGAAGAAAACGGATCTTTCTTGTCGCAGATTTTGACGGAGCAAGTGCCGGAAAAATACTATTTGAGTCCGAAGGCTTGTCAGGGTATTCTGCGGAGAGCCTCCGTGCGTGGCAAAGAGCTGCCGAAAGTGCTGCGGACAGCTTTGGAACGGCAGGCTTGTGCTTGTGTGACCAGGGCGGAGAACGCATAGACATTCTGAAAGAACGAACTGCTACCCTTCGGGCAGAAGCCCATCATCCGCCTTGTGTACTGGAAAATCATCCTGCTGACAGCCGGCTTCAGATCTCTGAGAGCGGAAAAGTACAGACACTGACTTCCAGATGCGGAACCGGCGGCGGAAACGTTCCGCTGTTGATGGATACGCCGAAAACACTGAAGATTCGCTGTGGAAAAGCCGGCGGCGGAAAAGGCAGTCTGATACAGGAAAACAAATCTGCTACGCTGT